GTCTAGGTTTGATGAAGTTTTAGCTAAACAAAAAGCGCTTCAAAAGAAACTGGATGAAGCATTGGCCCCTAAAATAGAAGATGTCAAAGAGGCACCGGAGTTTGATTTTGATGCTAAAGAAGTAGAGTACCAAACTTTAGTTATGGAAGGTGAAACAGAAAAAGCTACTCAACTTAGAAAAGAAATAAGAGATGCTGAAAAACAACAAATGATGTTTGAGGTACAAGCCAAGATGGGTCAGACTGTTACCCAAAATCAAGAGATGGTAGACTTACAGACTAAGGCTGTACAGCTAGAAACTCTGTACCCTATGTTAAATCAAGCCGATCCAAGTTTTAATCAAGATAAAACTAACGAAGTGTTAGAACTAAGGGATGCTTATATGACACAAGGTTACTTAGGCGCAGACGCTTTACAAAAAGCTGTGGATTTGCTTATGGATAAACCAGTCGTACAAGAAGCTCCAAAGGTTGATCCTGTACAAAAAGAAATTGTCCAAAAGAAAAAAATTGCAAATACCAACAAAAAGATAGAAGCAGCGGAAAAACAACCGCCAGCTATGAAAGGTAAAAATAAAGCTGATAAGAAAGTTGATATTAATACCCTATCTACTGAAGAATTTGCTGCGTTGCCTGAAGAAACTTTAAGAAGAATGCGTGGTGATTTCGGATAAAGTGTGGTATAAAACAAATAAGTTCGCACGTAAGAGCGATATCTTACCGGGGTCGTGTCCGTAAAAAACGTTTCTCGCCAGCTCAGGGCGTAAAACTGACCGGGTTCGTAACCCGTACCAAATCGAGAACGTAACCCCAACGACAAAGGGTATACGGACAAATAGTCGCTCCAATAAGTCGACTGGTTAATAATTAATGATAGGAGAATATCATGGCAAATACTAATTTTGCTTCTTTGACCAGTGAACAACTTACTATCTGGTCTAGAGACTTCTGGCGTGTAGCTAGAAACATGTCCTTCATTAACCAATTCGCGGGTAGCGGATCCAACGCTATGGTTCAGAGAATATCTGAGCTTACCCAATCAGAAAAGGGAGCTAGAGCTGTATTAACACTTTTAGCTGACATGACTGGTGACGGTATTGTTGGAGACAACACTCTCGAAGGTAATGAAGAGGCGTTAAGGGCGTACGACATCGTCGTGCAAATTGATCAACTAAGATTTGCGAACAGACTGTCTGGTAGACTGGCTGATCAAAAATCAGTTGTGAACTTCAGGGAACATTCTAGAGATGCTCTTGCTTATGCAATGGCTGACAGAATGGACCAATTAGCATTCCTTACTTTAAGTGGTATTGGATATAGCCTTAAGAACAATGGTGCTCTAAGAGCGTCATTAACTTCAGGTCAAAACCTAAACGACTTAGAGTTTTCAAGTGATGTAACTGCTCCAACTTCTAATAGACATAGAAGATTTGATGCTACAAACGGTATCGTAGCCGGTGATGTTACTGCAGTTGCTGCAGCTGACAAACTAAGCTATAGCGCTATCGTTGATCTAAAAGCTTATGCTAAAGATCAGTACATCAGAGGACTAAGAGGTGCGGGTAATGATGAGATGTTCCATCTTTTCGTAACTCCACAAGTAATGGCTGACCTTAAACTTGATTCAGACTTCCTTGCTAACGTAAGACAAGCTGGAATCAGAGGGCCTCAGTCAAGCTTGTTCTCAGGTTCTTCAAGTCTAATGGTTGATGGCGTGATGATTCATGAGTTCAGACATGTGTTTAACACAAGTGGTGCAACTTCTGGTTCATCCTCAAATGCTGGTTCATCCGGATACAAATGGGGAGCTAACGCTGATGTTAATGGTTCTGCATGTTTATTCTGCGGTGCTCAAGCATTAGCTATGGCTGACATTGGTATCCCTGAAATAGTAGAAGACACCTTCGACTATGGAAACCAAAATGGTATCTCAATTGGTAAGATATTTGGTCTTAAGAAGCCTAAGTACAACTCAGATGTCACAGGACAGGATGAGGACTTTGGTGTTATTAGATTAGATGTAGCATACTAATTGTGTTATTCTTTATGGGTGGCTAATTAGTAGTCACCCATATTTAGGAGAAAATTATGTGGATAGTATCAAACGAAGATAAGTCAATAGCCTCTACCTGGGGCGCAGTCGTACATTTAAAAGCAAACGAACCAAAACAAGTTGGTGATGACTTAGGTTTACTGTGCTTACAAGAAGGATGTACAGAAGTCAAAGGCGGAGTTGAGAAAGCTCCAGAACCTGTAGTAGAAGAAGCTCCAGAACCTGTCATAGAAGAAGAGGTTTCAGTAGAAGAAACTGCTGTAGTAGAAGAGCCTAAGCCAAATCTAAAAGGTATGAGTAAAATTGAACTTGAAGAGTTCGGTCGTACTATTGGGGTTGAATTAGATAGACGTAAAAAGAAAGCAGACCTTATTGCACAATTAGAAGACTGTCTACACTAAGATCAAGGTGAATCGTGGGCACGCTAACAGAGACTAATTTATTAGCTAGAATAAGAGATACTCTGCAAGATACCACCAGTGTCCGTTGGTCAGATGCTGAATTGCGTCGTTATATTAATGATGCTCAGCGAGAAATCGTTAATTTTAGACCCGAAGCCTCTGCTAAAACAGCTAACGTAGCTTTAGTGGTAGGTACTAGGCAAACTATACCTACTGAAGGATTACGTTTAATAAAAATAACTAGAAACATGTCTGATGCTTCTGGTGGTGCAACTGGCAAAAGAGCGGTTAGGCTAGTAAACGTGGATATCCTAAACGCACAAGACCCAGATTGGCACGACCCTACCGCAACGGGATCCTCTACTCACGGGACCACTGTTAAAAACTACGTTTTCGATGACGATGATCCACGAGTTTTTTATGTTTATCCGGGGGCATCTAGCACCAGTACCTTTTTAGAGATTGTTTATTCGAAGTCTCCTACAGATTTAACTACAGGTAGTAGCACTATTGATATAGATGATACTTATGCTAACGCGATTATAGACTTCGTGTTGTATAGGGCCTACCTAAAAGATGCAGAGTACGCAGGAAATGCACAACGGGCGGGCACACATTACCAGCTTTTCCAAGCAAGCGTAGGCCAAGGCGCCCAAGCTCAATTATTATTAGACCCTAACAACGACTCAGTTTCTAACATAGGAGCTGTGTCACCCATGATGCGAGGAGCATAGAATGGCAACTTATACTTCTCTAGTAAAAGAAATTCTACCTTACGTGCCTCTGTGCCCTGATTCTTTGGTTGAACAGCACATTAGATCTGCGACTATAGAATTCTGCGAGAGATCAAAGGCTTACATACTAGATATGGACCCATTCAACACTACTGCGGGTGTTTATGAATATGATTTTGATATTCCAGTAGCTACAGAAGTACACCAAGTTTTATATATGACTCACGATGGCAATGATATGGACCCTATTAGTCCGCGTAGCCTAGAGTTAAACTATCCAGACTGGAGAAATAGAACAGGCAGCCCGCATGTTTACTTACAAAAGTCTTCTAGTTTGTTTTGGATAGTGCCTGTACCAAGCGGAGCTAAAGAAGTTATTGCTAGCGTAGCTTTAAAACCAACTAGAACCAGCAATAACATTGACAGCACAGTTTCTAACCAATACAGAGATGCAATTATTTATGGCGCTTTATATAGGCTACTTCGTATGCCTAACAGAGAGTGGACAGATATAGGTGCGGCTAGAGAATATTTAGTACAGTTTAATGGTGAAATAATACAAGCAGAACTTCGTGCAAGAGGCGGGGACCTGGGCGTAAAACGTACCGTAAAATACAAAGGAATAGGTAAGCCAAGGAGGCGCTATGGAAGATACGGAAGGGAGATCGACTACTAATGACTTTGTCGAACCAGTGCTTAGTGACATACGTTCCACGTGGAACATTGTTAGGCCTGGTATCGAAAGTATATTAGCAGACAACCCAAGTCTAACTTTTATTCCCGAAGATGTTTATAGTGATTGTGTAAATGAAAGAGCGTTTTTATTTACCTCACCAGTCGGGTTTTTAGTACTTACTATAGAGATAGATAGGTACACAAAAGACAAGACATTGTATATGTGGATAGCGTATACTTATGAAAAAGGCGGGCATGAGTGGTTAGCTCACCAAGATTGGATTGAAGACCTAGCTAGGAAATCCGATTGTAAGTATATAGAAGCACAATCTCATGTACCTGAATTGGAACCGTATGCAATAGCAAAAGGCTGGCATACTGATACAAGGATATATAGGAGAACAGTTAAAAGTGAGTAAGCCTAAAAAGTCAGACTACAAAGCTAGCGAAGCTGAAAAAGTAAATGCTGCTGTAGCAAAGGCCGATAAAGCATTCTTTAGGGAAAATTATTTGCCTAAACAAAAAGAGTTTGTAGAAAGATCTTTTGTCGAACAAGACACTTTGATTGCGCAAGGCGAGGGCAGGGCCCAAGCTGATACGATGCAAGCCCTTACTTCAAACCCAAATAGAAGAGCAGTAAGCGCAGTAGATACCCAAGCTGATTTAGCTTCTGCTGCTAGTGCGCAACAGCTCCAAGGTACAACTCAGGGACTATTAGGCTCAAGAAGTGACCAAGTTGCAGGGATAAAAAGCGCAAACAAAATGGCAGCGCAAACAGCTGCAGGTTTATCACAGGCTGCTAAAATAGCTACCACTGATACTTTAAGCAGAGCGAAAGCTAAACAAATACGTAGCGCCGGTAACATAAAAGCTTTCGGTACTTTAGCACAACAAGCTGGTAGAAATGTTAGTCAGTATAGAGCCGCAAAAGCATATAATGAAAACACGCAAGGAAATTAAAGATAAAATTAAAAAAGCGCATGAGAATATGTTAAATTCCTCTGGCAGTATGTTTGTATATTGGTTAGGTTTTAAACGCGCACTTGAATGGATATTTTTGGAGGATAAAAAATAATGAGTGAAAAAAAATCACGAGGAACATATCCATGGGGTCGTGCAGACTTGTTGACCTCTGGGACA